CATCACTCATCAGCATTGCTAACTCATCGTTAGACAAGTCAAAGTAACGCTCTTTGGTAATGTCTTCTTTGTCTTCCCAATATGCCTTAACGATGCCGTTCTTTTGTAAGAGAGCATCTTTAAACCAATCGTGAAGGATTGCTACACCCTCGTTATCTTTGCGGAATACCCAATTACAGTAGTCAGTTGCTTGCTTGGCAGAGGCTTCGTCTCGTGGGCCTTGAGGCTCAAATACTACAATCTGTTCTGAGCCTGTAAAGATGCGAACAAGTGAAGGCAAAGCACCATCAATGGCTTCTGCAACTTCACCTGTAACGATTGAAGACTTCCCTTCTACCTCATTGCCATAAGGCTGACGGAGATATGCTTCTAACGCTTGCTTGCGTTGCTCAACAGTCTCACTCTCAATAAAGCCAATGGCATCATCAATTTCTGCCTGTAGTATCGACTTCAAGTCGTTCGTTTCCATGTGCATCCTTTGGAGGGCGACCTAGTTTCGGTCTTGACGAGGATTGTAACTCTTTTACCACATTTTCCAACATTTCAAGGCGGTTTTCAAGTTCTTTTACTTTAGGTGCTAGATTTACACCCTGCATTTGTACATACATCAGACAATCCATTTCGGAGGTTGGTTAATCGGCTTAGACCACGTTGAATGTCCTTCATCCAATCCAAGGGCTAAGTAGCGGAACGAGTCACTTCCATGAGAAGACCAATCGTGTAGCGGTCTTTCAAAGAATATCTTACGCTTCTCATCGTAATCTCTGCGATAGTTTCTCAGGCAATTCAAGCCATTCTGCACTTTAGGTACGTTAAACCAGCACCTTGGCAATAGTCGCCTCACAGCCTGAATACCATCGTCTAAGCCCATCCTTGGGGCTATCTTTATCTCTAGTCCTGATTCCTCAAGCATCTCTAGTCGGCTCTTGCCTGTGCCTAACTCCCTAACCCTTACGTCATGGGGCAGAATATGCTCTGCTTTTGAGTAGTCGTTATCTTTAATCCACTTAACGTAGTGGTCTAGTCCAACTCCATGATTCTCGTAGTAGTCGATTAGTCTGACCTCAGTACCCACCAGTTGAGCCACCCAGATAGACGTAGAGTCACCCATGCCCAAGTCCCAAGCGGTAAAAGTTCTGCTCAGTTCCTCTCTGGGAATCTCCTGCATATGCTTCTTTTCTTCTAGGCCATTCAGGATAGTTCCGTAGTACGAACCCTCTACAGCAGCGTCAAAGCTACACTCAAACTCTTGGCGGTACTTATCCTCGCCCATCTCACTCTTAGCAGCCTTTAGTTCTGTATCATCCACTACGCCTGTCTCAGAGGCTTTGAACTCTAGCAGTCCCCATCCTTCTTCTTTCTCTGCCCTGTCTCGCAACTCTTTAAAGTGGTTGTGTCCCTTTGGCGTACCAATAAAGAGACACCAGCCTTTTCTGTCTGTCAGAGCAGGTCTAACAATGTCTGTCCATATTTTAGGATTCTGGTCACCCACCTCATCAATGATGACCCCATCAAAGAATTGACCTCGCAGGGAATCAGGATTGTCTGAGCCGTATAGCTGAATACGCCTACCCCAGAAGTCAACCCGCAGTTCTGAGATGTTGTTAGTACCGCCTAGCGGAGTAGTGTATTTAACGAGATAGTCCCAAGCTACCCTTTTAGCCTGTCCATATGTCGGGGCAATGTAGGCATATCTGGGTGTTTCTTTCTCGTTTAGCACCGCCTCACGGATTAGATGGTTAAGCGCAGCTACAGTCTTACCGAATCTACGATGTGCCACCACTACTGCAAAGCGTTTGCCATCCAGTAACTCGTGAACCTTTAGTTGGTGTTCCCTTGGCTTATAGGGAATTTCGATTACTTCGCCCATGTAACTTTCATTTCAATAGGTTTGTTGGAATCACCAGTTAACTCAGTCCTAGCCAACTTAGGAATGTGATACTCAACAACGCTTTGAAACATCTCAAAGGCTTTTGCAGGGTTTGGTTTAATTTCATTTGTAGGGTCACCATCAGCAACAGCATTAAGCCACTCAGTAAGCCTGTGTGCGTTTTGGTCAACAAATAAGGCTATGGCTTGTCTTGCCTCTTGCGTAGCCTTGTTGGGTGTTCCAACGGCTCTACCGCCTGTTTTAACTCCATTAGCCATATGCAACCTCTCTAAATAAATCTACTTTAGACTGGTCAATCAATGATGGGTTAACTTTGTTGTAGGAAAGCAACAATCTAGCAGCGCAAGCACGAGAGCCTATGCGTTCAATTAGTTTCTCGTAATCTTGTTTAACAATGCGTTTTTTGGTAGATGTGCATCCATTGCCACCTTTGCATTTATTTAGGCTTGGCTTATGTAATGAGATGAATTCCACCTCTTTTGCATACGCAAGTTTTTCTGTTGCGAATGTCTCAAGTATTTCTCCAGACAATTTAAAGTTCTTCTTTTGAACCTCAAATCTGCGCCCAGAGCCTTTGCCTATGTAAACAATTGAACCTTGCTCGTTCTTGATTGCATAAACATAGAACTTGTTTATTGGTCTTCCAGCCATTGTGTTTGACTCCTCTAGGGTTGGTCAAGGTTAAGTAATACTTTATTCTAACAGACTTGTAATCTCTTTGCGTTTTTCTTCGTCTAGTAGGCTTGTTGCTGGTAATAGCGGAGTAGCAGCAAATAATGGTTGACCCTTAGATGTTCCCTCTTTCATTTGAGGAGTAACGTCTAAGTAACGGATTGTTTCGCCACCGCCTAAATTCTTTTCTTTATATCTATTTGCTAATGCTTGGGCTTCAGCCATGTTTGCAGCATTTTGATTTATGACTGTAGTTGTTCCATTTGGCTCAACGCCAAAAACTGTATGGTCATTGAAATAGCCTTGTTTAACAACATAATCAACATAAGGAACGCTGTCAGTTTTAATCTTTGTCTCACCTACGCTTGCGCCATACTTTTTGCCGTACTTATCCAAAAACTTAGGATAAATCTCGTCATAGTATTTCTTCATGCCTTCACCACCAATATCTAAACCTTCGCCACTAATGGTTTTTTTATTGTTAAGCATGATTTCTTTAGCTATGTCTTTACCCACAACTTCAGAAAGATTTTTACCCATGAAATTTTTAATGCTTTCATCGCTTACATTGTCAACAATTCCATCATTGTTAACACCAATCCGTAAAGATTGACCAGATTTCATATCTAAAGCAACTGATTTTGATTTTTCACCAGTAGCCATATTAGTTCTACCGATTACGTTTATTTCATCAACTTCATTGCTTAACTTATATCTACCTGCTTGCTGTTTACCAGTAGTCAATCCTATACGCTCATAGCCATTGTCGGCAGCATACTTGGTTAGTCTTTTGAGTGCCAACTGATACCATGTGTCTTTAAATGGTGCGTCTGGAATTCCAGTTTGTCCAGTTTTTGACAATTCTTGTGCTTGATTCATTAAATCAAAACGCTGTTGAGCAATTGCGTTTTTTTCTTCTTCTGTTTTTGCTTGCTCTTTTAATTTCCCTAAACGCTTATGTTCTTCTTTTAAAGCAGCTATTTGTTGTTGCGCCTGATTTTGTGCTTTAGGGTCGTTATAGCCCTTCTCCCTACCTGCTTGATGCCAATCAGATTGAATTTCCTCAACCAATAGCATTTTCTTACCATCAGCATCAATGCGGTCATTAACCCTCATATGGGCTAAGATATTAGGCTGGTCAAAGTGAGATGATTTATATGTACTTGCATCTTCACCAGCATAAAACTTATCAAGCCTTGCTCGTTCAATATCTGTCAACGGAAGATTAGCAAAGCCACCTTGTCCATACTTTTCTCTAAGAGACTTGGTGTATTTATCATACGCACTCATGTTTTCTGGCAATGTCAGCAATATTTCACGATAGTTTTCACCACCAGCTAACTGATATTTTCCGTATCTAGTTAAATCTTCTGCTTGTGCGCCTGATAATTCACTTATTATTTCTTCTCGTGACATTGCGTCACCATAATTATCTACTGGCTTGTATCCACGAACCCGTACATATTCATTTTGTAATTGTAAATCTGGTAATTTTGAAAAGTCTTGATTTCCATAAGTTACCTCTTGAACATCCACACGATTATTAGCCAAGAAGTCCTGAACCTCTTGTTTAGTAACATTAGGCTTGTCTCTCAGGAACTCATCCAATCCTGTGAATTGCAGTTCTTCCTTCTTAACATCAGGTGCTTTCATCAAGTCGTTAATAAAAGACTGACCAGTTCCCTTGTTTCTACCAAGATTTAGCGCAGCTTGCTCAGTAGCAGAATAAAACCCAATGTCAGATACTGGTGCTTGTGGCTTAGTCTGTAACAGGCTTTCTATAGGCTCTGTTTTGGTAGCCAATAAACCCTCTGGGGCAACAGCAAACAATGGCTGTGGCACTACCTTACTCATCATGCTGTTAGGACGCTGACCCATCATAGTAGCTGCCAGTTCTTCTCCTACTACTTGTCCTACCTTTTGCACACCCCTTACGGCTGGCATAGGGTTTAGCGGAACAAATGACGCAGCTTGGCCTGCTACCTGACCAACCTTTGATGTTGGTGCAAGTGGTAAATCTTTTAAGAACTTCTCTGTTGTGTAAGGAAACTGCGCTGGTGCTTGATAACTAACATCACCAAACATTTCTGTCGAACTAGGTGACCTAAGTAAATTAGCAATATCAGCAGGTGCGCCTAGCAAGCCAGCCAAACGTCCTCGTAAAACATCAATAGGCAAATTGGCAGAGTCAGCAGGGCTACCTTGTCTGCGCCTGTTTAACTGCGGATAAAAGCCAAATGCTGCGCCTAAATCTGCCATGATTATTTACCTTTGTATCTACCCATTTGTTTAGCACCTTCGCTAATAGCAATAGCAATAGCTTGCTTTGGATTCTTAACGACTTTACCGCCCTTACCAGAGTGCAGTTCGCCTTTGCCAAACTCGTGCATTACAGCACCCATCTTGGCTTTGCCAGCTTTGTTCATCTTAGGAGTTTTCATTTTTTAGGCTTTTTTGCTTTGTTCTTTGCAGTACGCTCACCACGCTCGGGCTTAGTCTTCTTCTGCATAAGTTTCTGCATCATCTCTGTTGCTTGCTGATTTATCATTTTCTTCCTCCGTTATTGGCCCACCACTAATCCATGCCTCACAAGTCCTCTTGGAAGCACACTTAAAGTCAAACACTTCGCAATAGCCTAAGTCACCAGCATCAATGACTTCCCAAGCATCCATTTCCTCGCCATTCATCTCAAGACCTGATTCAATGCAAGCAAGCATCTTAGGGGTCTGAATGAAAGCAGCGCAGTTACCGCAACGAGACTTTTTAGCCTGTGCAGGTGAGATTCTCCAAGCCTTAGAAATATCACGCCAGTAGTCCATGTTTGGCTCATTGGGATTCATTGGGCCATAGTTAGCTTTATCAATGGCTTTCTGGCGACACTCAAGATTGACTTCTACGTCACCTGTCGCAACTGGACACGCTTCGCCCTTTTTTTCTTGGCTTTGTATCTCAATCTCAATTTTTACGGATGGTTCTAGTAATCCACTCATGGCTATCCCTACGGAGTTTGTGCTATTTTCTCACAAAAAAAAGAGAGACGCAAATCTCTCTAAAGTCTCAATGGCAACTGAGTAACGCTATCCTAACATTTTTCTTAATGTTTCGTTTAAAACTGACATTTCATCTTGCTTATAAATTGCCCAATTACGTTTCTGACCATGCAAACCAAGAAAATTGTTTGTATGGCAATCCTTGCATAAAGGAATACATAAGTATTGGTTATGTTGGACAATGTGGTGTGCATCACTTGGGCCAGAAGCATTGCAGACCCCACAAGGCATTTCTTTAATCTTTGCCAAGTGGAGTCGTTCCCTGTTATTGGGTCTGTTGTTCATTTTGAAACTTTAGTAGCAAAAATGACCATACTGCACCACCAGAAACTTTGGCAATAAACTGAAGTGCAATAATTTCTGGCATCAAAACACCAAATGCAATTGTTGGAAATAGCAAAGAATCCACGGCAGCACCAGCCGTATTTGAAACATTTGCTCGTTTAATCCATGAGCCTGTTGCTTTTACAAATACCGCCCAATCAACTAAAGCGGCAACCAAGAACGCAACGGCAGAAGCTACTGCAATCATTCCTGCGGCAGGGTTTAGCAGATAAGTTAACCCACCAGTACCGACAATTAAGCATCCCATTTGCCAAGTTTTTAGGCGAACATGAAGCCAATCTCTCAATGTCAAATCAAGTCCGATTAGGAAAAAGGCATTTATTGGGCTAATCGATGGGCCAAAGGTTGCCACCAAAAGGTTTGCCAAGGTCATTGCCACAGCATAAATAATTAAAGCAAAAATCATAAAAGTGTTTCCTGTTCCATTGGTTGATAAAAGTTCCATCTGGATGGGGCATTAAAGGCTTCTATCCTAGAACGCATGATTTGCGCCCTTGCTTCCTTGGTAGGCGGCAAATAATTTCCATGCTTCCAATGCACATCAATGCCTACATTCCTACCAATATTGGTGCTATCGGCTGATGAAAATGGTAGCTTGGTAAAGATTGCAGGGTCTAACATCCTCAAACCATGAAGTTTGCAAGCAGGTCTTCCCATGTCGTCACAAATAACCCTCATTGCCTGACCAATTTTTACCCACCATTGAGATGTTCCAACTGTAGAAAACTCTCCAGAACTTCCAATGCAGACTCGAACATAGGTGTTTGCCAGTTGCTCTAGTCTTTCAAGAGATTCGTGCATATGCCAAACTGGTGCGCCAAACCATGTCGGCAATGGGCAATCTCTTAACAAAGCATCGTTGTCAGCTTCTGTTCCATCAATCACATCAGGAATTACTGCAAAGTCGCAAGATGGAACTTTCTTTAGGTTTAACGCCCAATCGTAGAAAGGCTGCCAATTAAGAATTGGATTACCTTGTTTCCAAGCAGAAAAAGCCCCATTATCTATGGCAAATGATTGACAAACTTCTATTGCTACAGACAACTGGTCAGAATGAGCAAATGAAACAAACGCATGACCACTTTCAATTGCTTTAACCGCTACTGTAGCTGGTGTTATTGGAAGTCCGTGATAGTGAATCATGCTTCTCTTACATAAACACCAAAACTAGCAGAAGTATCACCAAATGGTAATTGCTCTATCTTTTGAGCAATACGCTCACGCTCTTGTTTAGCAACTAGATAGGCAAAGCGTTCAAGCATCAATTGACACTTATCAACTTCGCCATCATAGAAACCAACTTCTAGGGCTATGCGGATAACTTCTTCTCTAGTCATACAAAAACCTTAATAAATAAAGGACTGCTGCCCAGAAAGCAGTCAGCCCCACAAGAATTAACTTCCAAGCCTTACTCATAAGCAATAATCTTGGCATGGTCAGATTCTGCGAGTAAGTGGCTGGTCAGTTTCATTGTGCCTTCCATCTCAAGTTCTTTAAATTGTGCGTCAGTAAAGATGCCCATGACGTTACGTCCTTCAAACCAGACTTCATCAATGTTCTCGTTGTAAGTTCCTTCTTCGTCACGCTCGTATGTCATCACGACAGTAACGATTACAGAGCCTTCGCCAGTAGTTGTGTCAAATTCGTATTTCATTTTGTATCCTTAAAAGTACCCTTGCGAATTGCTTGGGCTAATGCAAGTATAGCAAACTAAACACAATATTTACTAGGTGTTTATACCTACTCCGTAGTTTTTACGCCAAGACGCTCACTTGCTTGCTCACTTCGCCATATATCCGCTTTCATTTGGGCAGCGACCAGCATGAACTTCAGAGTTTCTTCCCTCTCTATTGCCACCATAAGTCCTCTGAGCAAATCAGCGTACTCAATGTGAGAATAGGCTTCACGCTCCTGAGATACAGCAGAATCAAACCCTTTAGCCATAGCTTCCTTCATCAGCAAAGCCTTCTTTGTTTTTAAGAAACACTCTAAGTAAATTCTTTGTGACTTAGCCTCACCAAACTTGCTTGCGTTTTCCATGATGAACTCAATGGCTTTGTAGGGTGCTTTCACTTAACTACTCCAATCATTCGTAATGCGCTCTCAGCGTCATTTACTCTGCACAAGGTACTACCAGACCAATTCTCGAAAAAGTCGGCTTGTAGCTTCGTTAAACGCTTTTTAGAGTCTGTTTTAATCTCAACCAGAAAGGTGTGATTCTTGTAGCCAACCAAAAGGTCAACTGGTAAGCCAATAATCCAGACGTATGCACCTGCTGCCCTAAGTGCTGAAACTATCTGTTCTTGGTTTGCATCAACTCTGGCTGCGTGTCTCATTTCGTAACCTCGTCATTCTGTCCCTCAAAAGCAAAGTATCTGACTTTCCTCTGATTCGTTCCAAGTCCACGCACACACCCTGCCACCAGAGCAACGCTTTGGCAGAGCCAATCGTCAATTTCTTTTGGTTGTACCTGCGTATCCACTCTTGGGCTTCGCAATTTTTGAAGTGTTCCAATTCTGCTGGAGTCATTTGTAGGCCATTCAAAGTTCATGCTTTTCTCCTTATCTCAGCCATCTTTGCCAAAGTTTCTAATGATGGACGAGATGCCTTTAAATCGTCTTCTTTAATTTTTAACAATGTAGGGTCAGGCTCATTTCTGCTTGGAACTGTGAGCCTCACAACATCGTAAGGATTTTGTTTAGGTGCGTTAGTGCTTCTCACCCAATTACGCCAAGTAGCAAACCAATCCAGCTTGACACCCTTCTGACCTGCTTGGGCAATCCAATAATCCTTGAACTGGTCAAAGGTTTTAACAGGGCTAAGTTCTGGTCTTGTCTGTTGACAGAAGTCTTCCCATTCTTTTGGAAAACTAAAATCACTAGCGAGGCGTTTGCCGAGTGTCTTCTTCTCTTTCTTTTTATCTGATTCTGTATCTGTATCTGTATCTATAGCGTTACTTGGGCGTTTCTGTAACGTTTCGTCAGCGTTACTTAGCTGTTTCTTTTTATTACGATGCTTGGCAACCCGCATGGTGCTTGAGTCTGAGACAAATTGACGTTTATCCCAATTGAGTAAGTTCCAATGTTTATCAATAAAATTCTTACTGATAAACAACTGCTTAGTTTCATCCAATTCGCCTGTGGATAACCTGAGTTGAAACGCTATCTCTGTTTCATGTAACGTTTCAAGTGTCTCGCTACATCTAAGGCACATAAGCATGACATAACGTCTTTGCATAGCCTCTGAAAGCATTTGAATTTTGGGGTCGTGTGCAAACTCTGAATAGAGTCGAAACCAAGGATTAGCCATAATAATTTCCGCCTTTTACTCGCCCCTTAAAAGAAACAGTCGGCAGGAGAGGGGATAACTCTTTTCGGTGCGCTCATGACTTCGCACCTAGCCGTTGTTTCAAAACATTGTATCAAATAAACTGATTGTTTGTAATATCTTGTGAAAACGATTTGCCAAGCAATCGTTTAGCTTGTGCGTTCATCACCGCATATTCAGCCTTAGAAAAGATACCTCTGGCATTACGAATGTCAAAAGGATTTAGCTTGTCGTAAGGCTCATCATTGGCAGCTTTGGTAGATTCAATCATGTGTGGTGCTAGAGTGAACTGAGAAACCCATGACCGACCCATCTTAACTTTTCCAATTGTTAATTTCTTCTTGTAACTCATCTTGGTGCAACAAGCTGCAATAGATAGTCTTGGTATGCCTGTTAAATTTTCTATTTGGTAGGACGTAAGTGGGCCGTTTTGTAGGCATCTGATAACTGCTTCTTGTGTCATTTGAACCACTCTGGTCTGAGTTCTTTTAGTTGATAAATTCGTAAAAGAGGGATTTTTTTCCAATGCCAGACGGCAGCCCTTTTTATTCCTAATATTCTAGCAAGCTCACTCTGTGAGCCAGCAAGTGTGATAGCAGTTTGTTTATCCATCTAAACATTGTAGCAAAGAAATTATTTGTTGTTTTTAGGGTAAACACCTAGATAAATAGCTTGTTTAGTCTGTTTAGTTTGCTATACTTGCGTCAGCCCACAACAAAACGTAAGTGGGTATTTTTAAGGAAATCAAGATGAGCAAGTATTTTACAAACAAAGAGTTCCGAAATGGATTTGATGCAGCATCATTATGCGAATCATGCGACAAATCTAAGTCTAAAGAATGGATTGATGGCTGGAATCATTATCAAGACAAAATGACCGCAAGTGAAACAGCTTGCTGGTTTTAAGGAGAACCAAATGAAAAGTAAGATTATTCAGACGCTAGTTGAATGTGTGTTAGCCATCGTTATCTTTGGCGGTATCGGTGTACTCTTGGCATGGAGAGGCTGATGAACACACATTATCTAACCCGAGTTCGCAGGATATTTAGCACCTACGATGCCCCACCAGAGGTCATTAGAGGCTACCAAAAGCAATGGGTGAAGTCAGTACGCCAGTTAGGTGACAAGTGGCTTGTAGCAAAGCCTATTGAAAGAATCCAATGACTAGAGAAGATGCAATCCAAGACCTACAAGGTACTTACTGCTGCTACTGCACTAACCCAAAGACCTACGGCTCATGCTGTGGAGAAAATCACTTCGTACCTTTCGAGGATTTGTACGAGGAAGATAAAGAAGCAATGATTGAAGAATATTTAACTGAAGGAAATTAAAATGGTACATAAGAAGTTAATGCAAGCAAGAATCGCCTTGCAAAACGCACCTCTGAAGAAGTCTGGTCACAATAAGTTTGCTGGCTACAGCTACTTTGAACTTGGTGACTTTATGCCAGAGATAAATGCAATATTTAATGAAGTTGGTCTGTGTGGCGTAGTGTCCTACGATTCTGAAATAGCAAGTCTGACAATTACTGACACAGACGATGGCACTAGCCTTGTGATTACATCACCTATGGCAGAGGCCAATCTAAAGGGTTGCCACCCAATCCAGAACCTTGGTGCAGTTGAGACATACACCAGACGCTACCTGTGGGTTACAGCAATGGAAATCGTTGAACATGACGCTCTAGATTCCTCTGCGCCCATTAAAGAAGCAGTAATCATCACGCCAGCACAAGGCATACGAGATGAGTTACCTATTGAGATTTTGAAGTATCTTGACGAGTTAGCAGTTGAACTGATTGCTACTTGTGAGAAAGACCCCAAGGCAGCTTGGGTAAGGTTGGAGCAAGAAAACCTAGAGGCTGACCAGAAGGTAGCTTTGTGGGGCTTGATGCCAAGTAATGTAAGAAGCGCAATTAAGAAAGCGAAAGGTTAATCATGGAATACGACAATACAAACCGAGGAAGTTTGTTTAAGAACGACAGGAAAGACGATGCCAAGTTTCCTGATTACAAAGGAAGTCTTAATGTAGATGGTACAGAGTATTGGCTATCTGCTTGGATTAAGCTAAGCAAGGACGGACAAAAGTTCATGTCCTTGTCTATCAAGAATAAGAACGCTGATGCTTCTTTACAACCTAAAAAGAAGGTTGTTTATGAGGACGATGCGCCATTCTGAGTTATGGGGGAAAGCGGACAGCAATGTCTGACGAACGTAAGTACCCCAACTTAATGCGAAACAGGTATGCAACGCATATAGACTTTAGAGACTTTAAGGGATTGATAGAAAGTAATCCACGAGCAGTACCATCCAATCTGGATATGGTGTTTGAACGAAAAGGATACTTCTTGGTTGGTGAATGGAAAAGACCTAATGAGTCTATTTCTCTTGGTCAACAAATCCTATTAAAGTCTTTATCAAGAGTGCCAAGGTTTACAGTCCTCGTAATCGTTGGCTCTACAGAAGAAGTAACTGAAGTACGAACAATTTTTAAAGTAACCAATGGAGGGTGTCAGAAACTAGGGTCTGGTCTTGATTGTCTAAAAGGACTGGTATCCATGTGGTATGACTACGCAAATGAACATTAAAGACGCTTTTAACAAAATCTTTCCACGAGTAAGAAGCACAGACCCTGTAACCTCATTTGAGGCAGCAGAGTCCATCAAGCCTTCTGTTCACTACCAAACCATCTTAGAGTGCCTACAAACGCATGGTGCGCTTGGTAAAGACGGAATATCAGCAAAGACTAACCTAGATGGTAATCAAGTTGCTAGACGATTGAATGAAATGAAAATTATTGGCTTGATTGAACTAACAGGTAACACAGTTAAATCCAACTCTGGACGCAACGAAAGAGAATGGAATGTCGTTAAGAAATAAGAACACTAAGTGCGTGACGGATATGCTTTTCTCTATCTGCCAAACCTATGAAACCTCCGTTGATTTTTTTGGTCATGCCTTTGTAGTCTTCAACATCCGCAAAGTTATTTAACTTGTGAGTGTTCCAAAAAAAGCCAGCAGTAAGAGCAGCGTATTTAGGAGTAGACACTAGGTCAGGATTCATTACAAAGTCCTCTCCTAGTGCCTGTCCTGCGTGATAGTACCCTGCGTGACCTGTGGTTTGGAAAAGACCCCTGCCTCGGAAACGAAACCCATCCCCTGAAGCCTCATCTCTGTTTCCCATACGATTGGCGTAAACAGAATTGGCAATTTTTTTAGCGTCCTTCTCATACTGCTTGGCAAACTCTAAAGTCGGGAAACGCTTAGGCCACACCTTCATTAAAGTCTCAGCACGATAGTTTAAGTTTTCAACAAGCATCTTAAAGTTACCACTCTCATGTGCAGCTTGTCCAATAAAAGACGCTTGCTGAGCAGGTGTAACAATATTGAAACGCTCAAAAGTCTCGTTCAGAGCATCTGTCCACACAGGGTCAATGTGTAGCTTTTTTAGTTGGTCAGGACTTATCATTCAACAAATCTCTCATTGAGTTATACGAGTCAACACACGCATTTAAAGCTGCTGTGTTCCTATCCCCCTGCGCTACTATTTCGGCAATGGCTTCGATGGTTGCTCTTTCGGCATCAGAAGCTGTGTCAGCCTGTCTGTCAGGTTCACTGGTTGCTTTTGTATCTGTGCTGGCAATGGGGGAACTTGTGGGGGCTTGTACACTACTTGCGGGGCAGAGGCGCAACTTGCCAGCACTATTGGCAACAGCAAGAGCAGTAGTTTTTTTGTTGATAGCATCATTAGCCTCCTGTAATTTACTAGCGTTTTCGTTCAGCTTTTCGTTTAACTTCTGTTCAGTCTGCCTAGCTTCCTCGTTCTTTTTGGCAATGGCTATCTGCATCTCTTTATCCCTGTCTGACCAGCCAAAGTGATAACCCCCACGATAACTGCCAAACAATGCAATAGCCACAGCTAAAGCAATATAGGGTAAAGGTATGCCAAACATTAGTCAGCCTCTTTTCTTGCAGCAGCTAATTTCTCTCTCTCATGGTCATCTTCCATATGCTCTGGAGGAGTAGTCGGAGGAGGAGGAGGAGTCCAAGATTCATCTAGTTCAGGATTAACCCACTTAGGCAAATCATTGTTAGGCGCAGTCCATGTTTGTGAAGCGTTATAGCTACTCTGGTAGCCTTGCATTGGCTGACAGATAGGTTGTGTTGGAGGAGGAGTCCCAAAAGCCTTAGATGCCGCACCTGCTGCCCTTTTAGTCATCACACCACCAATACCGCCCACGATAAGCAGAACAATGTCGTTTAGCATCTTGGTGTAGGCTTGGTCAATCGGGGCCATGCTCTTAATCGGTTGAGTCACAAAAGTTACCGAATAAAGCAAAGCAATTACGATAAAGCACAGGATACAAGTGACCACAATGACCACAAAGCCCCACACCCTGACTTCAAATTCTTCAGTTGTTAGGTTTGGTTTCGGGCTGGATGTCATTGATTTTTTTCTCCAAGATGGGTGCAACTAAATACTCTGGACATTGCTGAGTAAACAAACATTTAGGTTTCTGACATTCCTCGGCATGAAAGTGGTCAGGGTTTTGACACTTGTACCTGTACCTGTCTTCGCATCCTGTGAGCAAAAGTAACAACAGTAGATATTTCATATTGGCAATCTTTCAAGAATTGCGTTAACAATTCTGTCTGACAGAAAATTGGGTAAGACTTTCAAAACATCTAAAAACAAATTCGTAGCCCACCAAGCACCAACAATCTTAAAAGCCATGTCAGCAGTCTTTTGGTATTCATTCACCGACCACACCTGTTGGTAGCGCAGTGGTCTAGCACCTCATAGATGCCATAAGCGCAAAGAACAATTGCAAGCACCAGTCCACCAAGCATTAGGCCAAGTTCTAGGTCTTCTTGGTCTGCCTTCTTTTTACGTTCAGCCGCTTCTTTCTCTCGCCTAGCGTTGTGAGCATCTTCTACATCCATTGCTTGCGCTCTGGCTTTAATCTTTGCCCATACGTCCATTTTGTTGGCTTGAAAGAACAACATCTGAAGTTCCTTCTCAAACTCACGAGTAGCCTCCAGAGCCATCTCAATCTCGATAGCCATACCCATGCTAGAGCCACCCTTCTTGGCAGCGGCTACGGCTTTGGTAGCCTCACTCTTAGCATTGAAATACTTACCCAGAAGCGGGCCAAGGCTTGCCACATCGTCCACAGTCTTGGACGCTTGCTTGATTAGCTTAACTGCTGACTGTATGCCAGCTAGGGCTGTTACTGGGTCAATCATGGAAACGCCCAAACAATGATGTAACTACAGAACATGATAAAACAAATGAAAAAAGCCAGAGCAACAATAGGCTCTAGCCAATCTATTATTTTTTTATCAAGGTCTGCCATATAGCACCAGCAGCCATGACCAAGCCACTAATCCATAGAATAGGTTTAGCAAGTGAAGCAATCCATCCCAATACCTTAACAGCACCTTGAGCAGCGTCTATAGCCTCCACAAGACCTTTAGTATTGTTGTCAATTCTGTCAACCTTTTGCTCTACAGCAATTAGTCTTTCATAGATTTGTTCATGGCTTACATCGCTCATACGTCACCTATTGATATAGTCATGATTTTTCCTTAACTAGCTTTAATTGCTATGTAAATGTAGTTGCTACCCGCAGAATTTATTGCATTGCCCACACTACCAGTAATTGTCATGCCTGTAGCTGTAGCAATTATGACTGGAGCTGTAAGGCTATTTTCAGCATCGGATAAATTTGGAGCTAATGTAAAAGCAGAACCTGTTGATGGCATCCCTCGTGTCACATCAAGAATTTGCCAATTTGAAGAATTTGTTATATTTTTTACCAGCACCCATTGAACTTGATAGCCTAGATTTATATCTACGTTACTGGCAGAACCCGCATAAGACCCGCATGAAATTGCATTTCCTCCAACAAATCCACCTGCGTCATGGGCGAATATGTAGGCTACGTATGTGCCACCATTTTCATTGCCTTGGCTGTTGCTTCCCACAGTAAAGACTGTAGATGTTGGCTCGGTGTTGTTCCAGTAAGCAGTTAGCGTACTAGTAGCAGACGTTAGGTTTAAACGCAAAGCACCCGTTGCCCCGATTGACCTGTGGTACACGCCCCAGTTTTCTATTGCATCTGTACGCTTAACAATAATACATCCAACAGCCCCGCCCAACGAATGAGCAATATTCTGTGTTGTGCCATTGCCCGTATAAGTCACAATATCAAAGAACTTTGGTTGCTTACGGAATGTCCATGCAACGTAATTAGTGCTTGCTGCGTTTGAAAAAGGATTTGAACCAGTTGTAAAGCCTGTACTGCTAACAGATTGAATAAGACCACTGTATGAAAATTGAGCTGAAGTTGTGCTTGATGCAAGTCCAGTTGAATCACCAAATCCACGAGCAGAATCTTGCAATAGATGGTCTACTGTTGAAAAAGTGCCTGAACGAGCTTTTGCCCAAATCAATCCACCTTTGGTAGACACATCAATGTTATTGGTAATGGTCTGTGTAGAGCCATTTCCCGTGTAAAGCGTTGTGCTAAAAACCTCGGAAATATTAACTGGTATAGCTCCACCAGCTTGAAAAGCGTTAAGTGCGGCAAACATTATGGGGTATATCCTTGTGCGATATTGCCATACCAGTTAGTGCTATCAGCTACAAAAGACAATATGTCTAACCTATTTGCATTAGCCGTTATGGTAGGTGCGCCAACAGTTCCCCACTTCACACCAGTAAATGTTGCAGTTCTGTTGCCTGTGCCATCTTGTCTAAGCAACAAGATAAAAGACTTACCAGCCACAACAGTTGGCATGGTGAAAGTGCAGTTACCAGTTAAAGTAGCTGTCTGGACTGTTCCGTTTGTCAAAGCAATAGTCTGTGATGTTCCTGTGTTACCAATCGCAACAACACTCTCAACATAGTTCGTAACAGTTGGGTTTGTCAGGGTCTTGTTTGTTAGTGTCTCTGTTCCAGTTGGAGTAACGTAATCAGTACCAGCCGTAGCAGCACTAAAGGCAGATGTTCCGTTACCCTTAACGATACCAGTTAGCGTACCAACACCAGTACCACCAGCAGAGACAGCCGTGTAGTCACCAGATGTACCTGCTTGCCAATCCTTTAACTGAGCCATTAAAGTACGGATAGCATTGTTGATGCCAGAAGGCGCACAGCCCTCGTCAATGTTAATGCCAGCAATATCTGTATTACTGTTAGCGGTACTGCTGTACTCTGAAATCTTTGTCTTTGGCATATTAGTCCTATTATGGGTTAGCCATACCAGTTAAATCTACACGATATGGTTTCTCAGTATCCAACAATCCAGTCATTGTAGATGCACCTGTTAAACCAGCAGCTTTTCTAGCTTCTTGTTCAAGCAAGTATTTTTCATAAGCACTTAATGCTTTTAAAGTTTCAATATTTGCTCTTGGGTCACCAAGTTTAAATAGCATTGGGCCAAGTTCTTCTGCTGTTTGACCAGCAACACCTTGACCTTGAGCCTTCAAATAACCAAGCGTTCCCCTAAGTGGGCCTTGCTCAATCAGTTGACCAATAAAACTAGGCTCTGCTTCTAAACCTTGACCAGCAATCTGTCTTTCAAATGTTGCAGAATTACCCAAAATTTTCTCTTGAGTTTTACGCATCATTGATTCAGTCATCATGTCTTTTTCAAACTGCTTGAAAGTAGCGTCATCTGGGAACAATGAGGAAACTCGTGAACGCTCTGCTGGTGAACCAAATATGCGCTTACGAATGTCAGCAGTATCTTTGGCAGTTGTAATTTTTTCTTTTACAGCATCCAAAGCACCAACCTTATAAGCCTCTTGCTCAGATGCAGATAGCTTTGCAAATGTTCTGTTTGCTTCTGATGCTGTCTGTTTGTAGAAGTCTTTACCTAACTTAGTAGCATCAAGTAATTCTGCCTCACCCGCAAATGCTGCTCTAGCCCTACCAAAGTCAGGAACAGCAGTATCTAACTCAGACAAGAATTCGTTTTTCTTGTTTTTGTAAATAGTTCCTAGTTTAGAAACTTTGCCAAATGCGTCTGTTTCGGCATCAATAAGAACATCAAGACCACGCTTAATGTTATCAAGAGTTTCAACAGTAGGACGAGACATATCTACTGTGCGACCTTCAGCCGCCAATAGTTCTTGCGCTTTCTTTGTCGCAGTCTTGAATTGTGGTAGTTCTAAATACTTTAATACGCTAGGCTCTGTTACCTCGCCATAAGCATAAGCCTTTTGGTAAAGTGGTGAAGACACTTGTTTTTGTCTTTGAGCAATAGCTGCTGTGTATTCAAATGGGTCTGTAAAGCCACCCAAGTATTTAGAAATATCAGCTTGGATTCGCTCTCCCTGACCTGCGGCTCGTTCTTCAAGTGCGGTCTTAGCCACTTGTCTGGCTGTACTTGGATACTTCTGAGCAACATCAGCAAGTGACCTAACATTTTCACCTGCAATATCAGCAATTCCTACTGGCTTAGTGGTGCGAGTAATTGTCTTTTCTAAGTTAGCAGAAGCAAGAATCATCTTCTCTAAGTCAGCAGGGCTTACCTTGTCACGATACAAAGCCTCTAAAAGTTTAGCTTTTGCACGATTTGCATAGTCAACGCTTTGACCAGTAGCCATACCAACAGCTTTACCAACTTGCTGAAGAACAGGAATACCGCTAGTTACGTCAACAACTTTACTACCAGCAGCCCCAATACCCTTTGTAACTACAGGTGCAGCACCGCCTACAAGACCCCCAAGAGTACCACCAGCTTGTGCGCCAGCCACACGCTCACCAACCCCCGCAGCACCAGCACCACCGAGTGCGCCAGTAAGTGCGCCTGTGACAGCAGATGCACCAGCCGTAACTCCCGCACGAACCAATGGTGCAGCATCTTTAGCCATTTGTGCATATCTAGCTGTTCCCAAGAATGGCAATAATGCGTATGGCAATCCACCTGCAATCTCAGTAGCCAATGCAGTCTTAGGATTTTGTTGACCATATCTTTGTTTAGCGAATTCAAGAGCAGCCATGTTTTGCTCATACGTACCTTGACCAGCCAATGACTTTGTTAATGCTTCTAATTCATCAGCAAAACCAAATGTTGCGCCTTGAGCCAATGAACGTCCTGCACCATACTCAGAAGTCCTACCACCAGATTGCTTAACAAGGTCTAATGCTTTAGCAAAAGAGTCTTGAGTAAATCCTTCTTCTTTTAGATACTTGTTAACGTCATCAATGGGTGCTTTCTTATCAATCATCTTGATAAGATTTTGCTTAACTCGTTCAACATTTTCGTAAGCCATTATCGACCTCCACGCAATGAATTGCTAAGTCTTGGAGATAAATCATATTGATTTGTCATTGATTCTGGTGCTGTCGTGCTTGGTGCTTTAAATGATTTACCACCAGCGTTAACCATGTTTTGAGTCAAAATATTACGGAAAATTGCTTTGTTTTTAATTGTTTGCTCATCATCGTTGTATTGAGGGAAGTAGTTAATAAACTCAGCAGTCCACTCATCAACACCAATTGCCGCACCTGATTCTTTACGCAAGTTAGCACGAATAAAGTTATTCGCAGCTTGCAAATACTGTCTGCGCTCTGAAGATAACCCACCAACAGCTTGAGGGATAACCTCTGGAATTGTTTTGCCAATTAAAGGAATAGCACTTAGTACAGCTTCACCAAACTTAGGCGCAGCCCCTGTAGCTAGTTTTGATGTAATTGCTTCTGATGCAACCATGCGAGATGCAAATCCAGCAGCATTAGTTTCACCTTCAGTTGGCTTTCCAGACTTGGTTAATGGTTTTCCATCTTGTCCCAATACTGGAGTCATTTGCATTGTCTTGGGATTAAAAGCCATCAATCCTTGGTCTGTTTCAATAGCTTGGAAACTTACAGGGCCTTCTGGCGCACGACCTTTAGGTATCCGTGAAACTTCTTTGCCACTTGAATCTAATTGAATAATTGCATTACCAGCATCTTGATATGTAAATCCTTTTTTAGATTTTTCAAAGTCTAAAAAACTACCTTCAAATCCTTGGTTTTTTGCAAGATTGTATTCAGCAATGGACGCTGGTGTTGGTTCACGTTTTGGTGCGCCTTGAGCAATAGTCTCAACTTTATTAGTAAATGGGTTTACACGAACAAGATTAGCACCTTCAGCCAATGTAGTTGTTTCACCAGCCATTGCTTTCTGAGAAGCAATCAATTCAGTCAGGGCTTTGCGTCCTTCTGGAGAAGCCATCAATTGAGGCATTGCTCGTTGCAAATCAAAGCCACCAGCAGTCATACCTTCACCTACTCGCTGACCCATTATGTCCTCACCATACACCTCTTGAGGCTTGGTTACAGCACCTTGGATAACACCTTGAATACGTTGTTGTTCAGCCAATGCTTGTTGCTCTAGCTTACGCTTACGAATCATGTCAGCCAGTTGGACATTCTGTAACTGCTCTTGCAAGTTACCCTGCATAGCACCCTTATATGCTTGCTGACCTTGTTGTAAGCCCTGAGCAATAGATGCTCCAGTATTCCCTCCTTGGAATAGTCTGCCAGCTAATGCGTAGAGTGCTTGTGCTTGTGCATCGTCACGATTACGAGCAATGTCGGCAGGTGACATACCTAACAGACCCATTGTGTCTGCACCGCTAGTACCAAAAATGTCTAATAGTCCAGCCATGTTAGAACTCCAAAGAACCCATGTATTCACCAGAAGCAGGATTTAAAGCTGAAGAACCACGTAACCAGTTAGCACCGCTATTCCACAAGTTACTAATACCAGTTTGACCACCTAGATTTTTATACAAGCCACCACCAGTAGCAGCAATACCTAACAAATTCTGCAAGAAAGAAGTATCAGCAGCACCACTAGATGTAGACTGTCCAACTCGTCCTAGTGGGTTGCCATATACCAACGATAGATAGTTCTGTAAGTTCTGTTGTGGTTGGTTTTGCAAGAAGTTGAACTTAGCAATGTCTGCTTGCTGTTGTGCGCCTGTA